ACAATGGAAAACAAAGATTACGGTAAGGAAGTGGAAGATATCAAGGTGCGCCTCGCCAAACTGGAAGAGGCCATGTCTCCCAAAGAAGAGAAAAAAGAGGATTCGGTTCCCAAGATTGAAGTCGAGGTTGAGCCGAAAGAGGAAATGGCGAAAAAGGAAGAGCCCAAGACCGAGGAGATGTCCGAGGTTGTGAAAAAGGTTCTCACCGAGTTCGGCATCAAGCCTGTCCCCGCTTCCCCGGTGATCGAGGAGGCTCCCGCAAAGAAAGAGGAGCCGAAGAACTTCGAAGCCCTTGTTTCGGCTCACCCCGAATACAAGACTTCCAAGCTGAACGCCATGAAGGCGGTCATGCTCTCCAACCCCAATGAATACCGTGAGGCCCTGTCTCGTGGTATCAAAAACATCTAAACAAAGGATACAAATACAATGGGCACTCAAGTTGATGGCTTTTTCAAGAGCTTTACGTTTACCACGGCGATTAGCGCGTTTCGTGCTGTTCAGCCGTCTGCAACCACTCAAGGTCTGGCACAGGCCGCCGTGACCGGGGCGACTCTCGCCATCGGTTTCACGCAGGAAGATGTGGCCGCTGGTGACTCCGGCACGGTCAAGCTGTTCCACCCGACCTACTTTGCAACCGTGTCCGGCACTTGCGCCGTGGGAGATTCGCTCTCCTTCGATTCAAGCGGCCTTGTGACCTCGGCGGCTTCCAACACTATTTCGGCTGGCATCGCTCTCGAGGCGGCCACCGAGACTGGCGCGGTGATTGAGATCGCCGTTCCTCTCAAAGTGGACTAAAGATTAACAACTAAAAAAGGATAAAAGAAAATGAGTTATATTGCTGGCGGTTCTACGATTCGTGCTGACATCAACCAAGCGTTGATCGAAGCTCCTCAAGCTGATGTGGGATTGATCGGAGCGACCCTCCTCCCCCTTCAGAATGTTCAAGCCAAAGCCGGAACCTATCTCAAGGTTCAGCTTGCGGCGGCTGACCTTCTCTCCAACAACTCGGCCATCCGTTCGGCTGGTTCCGAGTTTCAGAGGGGCATTCGTTCATTCAGCCAAGCGAGCTATCAAACCGAAGAGTACGGACTAGAGGAGTTGCTTGATGATGGTAGCGTTGAGGATTTGAACCGCTTCTTCGCGGTGGAGTCCGAAACCGCCCGCTTCTTGCTCCGCCAGATCAAGCTCGGCCACGAAAAGCGTGTTGCCGACCTTCTCTGGGCTGGTTCGACCCCCTTCACCACGGCTGACCAGACTCGCGCCATTGCCTATACGAACACAAACATCGCCACGGTTGATGTTGCTCGTGACGTTGCGGCGGCCAAGCTCGCTCTCAACAAGTTGGGCTATGAGCCGAATTGCATTGCGATGTCGGCCAATGTGTTTGAATTGATTCGCCGTTCCACCCTCCTGCAGAATCAGTTCTTCGGTGTTATCTCCAACACCGGGGCTCGCCTTCTGAGTGAGGCTGAAATCGCGGCGGCTCTGGGCGTGCAGACGCTCGCAGTCGGTCGTGCGGCCTACAACACCGCCAACAAGGGCAAGAGCTACTCTGGCTCCTTCATCGTCCCCGACAGCAAGATCGTTGTCGGACAGATCGCTGGTGGTGAGTTCACCGCTGGCGGAATCGGGCGCACCTTGGTTTGGGCGGCTGATGCGGCTGGGTTCGTCAGCGAATCCTACCGTGATGAGGCTCGCCGTTCCAATGTCCTCCGTGTTCGCATGAACACCGATGAGGTTGTGATCGACAGCAATGCGGCGGTTCGTATCACCACCGACTACTCGGCAAGCTAAAATATAGATTGTGTGGTTCCTCCGAGGGGCTAGAGCCTAAAAACTCTAGCCCCTCTTTCTTTATGGCTAAGATCATAATTTTGTGCCTTACTCTTTCTGGATGCTCCGAACCTATTTACAGGGAGAACGAGCTTCCTAGTTATTCGGATATGTCTGCGGCCAAAGATGCCCAAGAGGTATTGACAAAACCCTAGAAGAAATCCTTAATCTGAAATCCTCCATGCGAAATCCTGTTAGCCTATATTTAATCGCCGGAAATGAAGAGGCGTATATTGAAAGATGTATTCGTAGCTTTGCCCCACTTGCCGCTGAAACAGTTGTCTGTATCGCAAGAGGATCGCAAGCCCCAGACAAAACAGAGGAGATCGCCAAAAGCCTTGGGGCTAAAGTCGTTTATTACCAGAATCAAAAAACTAGCTGGCCTCATATAGACGACTTTGCCAGCGCAAGGAATACGGCCTTAAATGCCTGTTCCTGCGATTGGTCTTTCTGGGTGGATGCTGATGATAAGATGGCGAAGGATGCCCCGCAGATTGTGGACGATGCCATAGACCAAGCCAACCAAAAGAGTGCAGACCTAATTGCGTTTCGTTATTGGGTGGAGAACGCCTCTTTGAACCCCCTTCGGGAGATGGCCTTGCGAAAAGGCAAGGGCAAATGGAAAAATAGGGTTCACGAAATGCTTGTTGCAGACGACCAAAACAAGCTGATTGGGATTGATAGGATCGTTAGGGTTCACAAGCCGCACGGCTACAAGGCGACCAGCGCAGAGAGAAATTTTAGAATCATTGAGGATGTGATCGAACCAGCCCCAAACGCCCTTTACTATAAAGCCCAAGAGCAGTTTTTGTCCGGCAAGGCCGCAGAATGCTATGAAACAAGCAAAAAGGCTCTGATGTTTGAAAGCCTAGAGGATACCCTTCGATACGATGTCCTGTGCAATCTTGGCAGAATTTCCCCAGAAAAGGAAAGGCTTAAATGGCTCGGGGAGGCAATTACCCTTATGCCAGACCGCAGGGAAGCCTACTTTTGGGCGGGGCAAGAATACGCGGGGAAAGGCAAATGGATCAAGTGTTATGGGGCGATGAGGTCTTGCATGACCCTACCAAGGCCAAAGGTTCATTATTGGAATTTGAACGAATCCATTTATCAATGGCAATCCCTAGACCTATACGAAACAGCAAGTGTTTCAGTTGGGGAAATTGGCGAGGCCGAAAAGATGAAGAAGGCAAGGCCAGCCCCCAAGATTTCAATCATCCACGCCACAAAGGGAAGGCCGCAAATCGCTTGGCAAAGACGCTGGCAATGGCTCTCCTTGGCCGAAAAACCCCTTGAGGTTGAATGGATTTTTGTGGTGGATCATAACGATCCCCAAGATTACACCCCCCATCAAGCCATCCGATGCAACCCCGGCGGAATCGTGAACGCTTGGAATCATGGGTCAAAACAAGCCAAAGGGGATATTTTAATTCAAATGTCGGATGACTGGAGCCCTCCAAGGCATTGGGATGCCCTAATTTCGAACGCTATTGGGGCTACAAATGAGGAGAAGGTCTTGGCAATATCTGATGGCCTACGAACCGATAAACTCCTTTGTATGGCGATTCTGACGCAAAAGAGGCTTGAGAAGCAGGACGGATGCATGTTCCACCCCGAATACCAAGAGAGCGATGGCATCTATTCAGACAATGAATTTACAGAAAGAGCTTATGGTGATGGAGTTGTGATTGAGGCCAAGCATATTCAATTCAAGCATGAGAACCCGCTCTTTACAGGCGGGAAGCCGGATGATCTAATTAAGCACCACAACAAGCCAGAATTTTATGAGAAAGGAAAAGCCATCTATGAAAAAAGAAAAGCCGCAAATTGGAATTAGGACAGCCAAAAAAGGCGAAGATGCCAAGGGGCTTGGTATGATTAAATTTGGCAAATCGCGCCCAGACAAAACAAAATATGTGCTTGTTGATATTGAGTATGATGAAAAGGCGGGAAAAGAACTTTACAAGATTGGGATGGAATTGCTTGCCAAGGACAGGGAAGCAGTCATCAATTATGTGATTGTTGAGGCCATCAAAAATTCAGTAAAACCAAAATGCAAGAAATAACCCTGCAAGACCCATTCGGCCAAGCCCTAGCAAAATACAGCAAGGGGCTTTCCCTTGGCGTTGAGATAGGGGGAGGAACCGGGGATGGCTCCACGCAATGTATTAGAACAAGGGAGCTATTCAGTTTTGAGATTCACCCCGACCGCATAGCAAGGCAC